CATACTAAGCCTCCTGTATTAATTTAACTATTGGTTCGTATCTTGAAGTAAGTGTTCTATATAAACGACTATCTTTTAACTGTTCGCCCATTTCTACAAAGTCACCATCTTGCATTGCTTGACGCATTTTGACGAATTGAAATAATTTAGGCTCACCAATATTGTAAGCAATCTCTATAACACAGTCTTTAATAACTTCTGGTACTTCACAATCACCGATATATCTTTCTGCTGCATGAAGATAGACAAGAAAGTCTTTTTCAAACTGTTGTTCTAAAACTTCTTTTGAATATTCAACTCCAGGTTCGTAAGGATCACCATCTACACACTTATGACCATAGCCAATAGTCATAAAATCTTCTTTAATGGTTTCACCATTAGCTCCTCGGTACTCTAAGAAGTACCCAGTTCCAGAATATCCTTCACTTTTCTTGATCTTTGATTTTACTTCTTCATACATTTTTTATTTACTCCAAATGTTGTTTAAAATATTAAGTCTCTTAATAAGATTATTAGGTTTGCAAACACTGCAAAACCTACAGACCAAAGCACTCTGTCTATTCTAGTAACCTTTGCTTCAAGGTGCTTTAAATGATTGTCACGCAGCACTGTTATATCTTTCTTAACTAGTGCTATTTCTTTATCTAATTTTATTATTAGATCCTTCTCTTTTTGTGTAGCCATTATTTAATTACTGCCATGTTGTTTAGTGGGTTTTCTAATGCTTTCTTAATCTGTAAATCTAGTTCTTCTTCCATAAGTTTAAGTTCTTCAAATATTTCCCTGGTGTCTGCCTTTTGTTTATCTTCCACTGAGTCAACAATGCCTGTGATATGTCTTACATCTTGCTGAATGTCACGAATTGAAGTTTTAAGGTCTGATTTTTGATCTTGCACAACTGAAGCAATCAAAGCTACTTCTTGTAAGATTAATTCTACTTCACCTTTGATTGACTCTACTTGCTTTGAAAGTATTTCATTCTGTGCTTCCATCTCAGCTTTTGTTAAATCAATTCGTTTATCAAACCCTGAGAGGTCTGGTTCTACATATTCGTTTTGTATAAAATTTTTAAAATCTGTATAATCTTTATAAGCGACAAAACCGCCATACAATGCACCAACAAAGGTTGTTAAAGCAGCAATAACTCCAAAAATTTTACCACCTTTGAAAGTGAGTCCGCCAAAAGATGCTTCCATATTAATATTGTGAGTTGACTAAAGTATTCATCATGCTGTTTTGTGCTGCATCAAACAAACCAGAGTAAGGATCAGGTATCATTTCTTGTAATGGAAGTGATTGATCTTGGAATACAATAGGCTCTACAAGCTCCTGAGTTAAATATTCGCTGAACCCTTGAGTATCTGTTAGGACAATCATCAAAGCCATTGTCTGTGCTTGACTGCTAGGATCAGATTTATTTTTATTTTCATTCATAATTTTTTTTACGATTTTTTGTTTTACTTCTTGTTTCTTTTCTACAGTTAAAGTTTCTCTAGGTTCTTCTTCTTGCTCTTGATCTTCTTGTTCTGGCTCTGGTTCTTCTTCTGTAGTTTCTTCTGGTTCTGTTGTTTCAACATCATCAGTATTGGGTTCTGGCTCAGTAGGTTCATCTGTTGACTCTTGGATTGTTTCTTCAATCGCAGCTTCCATCTCTTGCTCTATTTCCATTTCAATCTCCATCTCGATTTCCATTTCAATATTCATCTCAGTTGGCGAGGCATCAACAACTTCAACAACCTCGATAATTTCGATTTGTTCAATGGTTTCTAACTCAAGTTCTGGTAACTCTATGTCTGTGCTTAAATCTATTTCAAGCTCAATAGGAGCTTCTACTAATTCTGGTAAATCTATTTCTATCTCAATAATATCTGGTAATTCTTCAATTATTGCGTTGTCAACAACATCATCAATGATGTCAATTATCTCATCTATTAAAACGACAGTTGTATAGTGAACATCCAAGTAGGGATCTGATAAAATTGCTCCGTAATAATCACTTGTGAACCCAGCATCAACTCCGTAAATTGAAACTTGAGTAAGGATATCTGAGTAATCATTTTCCCCTATTGTTTGTGAATACTCGTAATCTCTAAGACCAGTAAAATCTAATTCTATGTAGTGATTAAAAGTATTGATTATCTGGCCACCAGGCTCAGACAATGTAAGTGTGTAATCTATTATATCTCTGCAATCTCCATTTGTTTGACTGCATGTTGGAAGATTACTATTACTTTGATGACTCTCTGCTGTAAAACCGTAGTCTAATTCAAACCCCTGGTTGAGTTCTAAAATAGACAAACCACCATCATCAATTAAACTTAGTTGATCTGATGTAATTGTACCTCCGCCATCGATAGCACCTCTAGTATTTGCATGACCAAAACAAACTTCTCCAGGTAACAACGCACCTGAATACGAACATGTACTTGAACTAACTAAACCTGATTGAGTCCAGGTATCAGCTTCGTCTAATAAATTGTCGGTGTTTAATTCTTCAGCGTTAGAGTATGAGCAACATAGAAAGAGCCATAAGAGCAAAATTTTTAAGACCTTCATTGTCTATTGCTTCGGTTTCTTTTGGTGGTGTAATTTTTGTTTGCTTCCATTCTTCATAATCTGGCCGTTCTTGAGGATTTGCATCCCAGTAATCTTGTGCTGCTTGACCAATCAAACCCTTGCCAGCTGGGCATGGCGAACCTGATCTTTCCATGGCTAAGAACACGACTTCTTCTGTACACAAGACATTTACTGCGGAGATCTTTAGCCCAAATTGAAAAAGTAATTTTGCGTATTTCCTTTTACTACAATCAACATCCTCAAAGGTTTTTGCTGTAGCTATACCAAAAACCTGGCTTTGTATACCGATGCTCGCTGGTATTGCACATGAGTCACTCTGCATTACACTAAATGGTGGAGCAGACGCAGTAGGCGGTGCTTTATCAATAGTCGTAACGGTGCCGCTGACCGTGTTGCTAGTTACTGTATTTGTATTAGCAGATGCTAATTCGGTTAATAAAAAAAAAAGTATTACTGATAATAATTTAATCATCTCGCAGTATTAGGAACTCCAGACGAACTCACAAAAGGGTTTGATCCAAACGCCATAAAAAAAAAAGTTTTACCATCAGCGTTCCATGATGAGTTAGAACTACCCTGTCTTAATTTAAAACCATTAGAAAGAAAATCTAATCTAATTGTGCCAGAACCCTCTGCATTACCATTATTAATAAACTCATAATATTGAACTCCATTATAAGGATCTCTCGCTGAATCAAACACTGCCCAACCATCTCCACCTGATTCTTTTCTTTTTACCATAAGAAACGCAGGTTTAAAGCCACAGTAAACAAATGTTCCATCTGATCCACCATTCCCTACATAGAAATTTATCTTAGAATAGCCAACAACTGAATGAAAAATATAGGCAACATATTGGTTTGTATTGTCATCAGCACCAATTGTTGTTGAAGTAAAATTAGCTAAACTACTACTACTACTTGCATTTGCATTAAATTTAAAATAATCCATACCACCATCAAATACATTAGTGTGAATAAACCAATCTCCAGAAGTTAGTTTTTTTCGTATGCTTACAACTGGTGCTTGATTTAGTCCATGACCAACAGTTTGATTAGCACCATTCCCAGTAAAAGTGACAATACTAAAACCTGCAGAAGTATTAGCTTGTACTGTTGCACTAATAGTTCCATTAGTGTTAGTTGAGGTAGTACCACCATTAGCTTTCCACTGCCATGCTTTGTAATTAATACCATTATTATTTACAGCAGGATTAGTGCCAAGAGAAAATCCATCTGTTGTAAATCCTGTTAGACCTGTAGATATTGTTTCTTGACCATCAGTTGTATTAGAATAAAGATGTTTAGTTGCCCCTCTAGTACTATCTATTAAATTATTAGAATGACTAGTTGAATCATTTCTATGTTTTATCCATACCCAATCAGGTTGAAAATCACCTGAATTAGCATCATTAGTTATTGTTCTTGCAGTTCCGTTTCCTGTGTAGAGTTGAGTATGAAAAGCAGAACTACCATCATCAATAGCAGGGGATAATTCAGTTGCTAGATTTTGTGTACACAGTGCAAGATAGCCAGAAGGTGGTGCGTAATAGAAATCACCAAATCCATTAGCATCAGAATTATTTTGTGCAGTTTTATTTCCTGCAAAAGAACTGTCTTGCCCAAAGTTTACAAGTTGTGCAGTATAGCTTGAGCCAGATGTAACACGATAACCTGTAGTAGTAAAAACTTTATCTCCTGTAATACTTGAGTATGTAGGTGTGGTATCTGTGCTTGGATTACCTGTTATCCAAGTATTATTTCTACCAAACCATACTTTACCATTATCTGAGTCATAGGCTATTTGAAAAATATCACCTACAGAAATTGTTGTATTTGTTGAATTAGTTTCCGAACTACCACCTTGACGTGTTGCAAAGTAATCAGTTCCACTTGCCTGCCAAAGCACGGAATATTGTCCAGAATAAGTGTTAGCTGAATCTTTTATATTATTAGGATCTTGAATAGTAAACGCACCTGATTGATTACTAACATAAGTTAAAACAGTTTCTGCATACCACTTACCTGAATTTTCAGGCATAAAAATAGTAGCACCTGTTGTATGATTACCATTACCACTAGGAGTTGATTCTAAATTACCTTCAGACAAAGTTGGTTTAGGGCTTGTTTCGACTAAGGGATTTAAAGTAGCAAAGTTATTAGTAGGTGAGTCTAGCATTTGGTCAGTAGATGCTAAATTCGTAGGAGTAAAGTTATTACCATTACCAGATTGGTCAGTACCTAAACTACCACTGTTTTCAAAATCTAAATGAAATCCATTTGTGCCATAGCTTCCGTCATATTGTTTGGGTTTCCATATACCACTATCATCATCAAAT